TACCGAAATGCAGCAGGAGATCTTATGAACCAATTTTGTCGAGCTGTCGGCTTGAATCGATTTGATTTGAGCGGCAACCGAAATCGCGACAAATCTTTGGGGACACATGATTATTATTTTATTAAAGACACTGCTCGCGCGCGCTGGTATGATAAAATGCCGGAAGATCGAATCGTCACCCTATTAGATGTTGATTATTATTTAGAAACAATACCACAAAAACTATTAGGTTGTCCGATGCTATTATACACCATTTGTCCGTCTCAATTGGCACATACTTCTAATGAAAGAAGTTATCGATTTGTCGATAAAGATACAATAGAGATGGTTATCAATGGTGGAGAACGATATCGACATAAAATCTACGATTATGACCACTCCGTTATATCCTTACCGACTTGGTTTGGGTATTGGAATTATTATGTGGACCGTGTACAACAAGACGAAGAAAAATACTTCGTACTTTTAACACCCTTCAGTTGGGTCTGGGACCCTCTTCATTTATTGAAGGTAACCACCCGGTTAACAACGCCAGTGAGCAGAAGAGGCAACTGGCTACACATGATTAACAATTCCAGGAGAGGTTTGATTCGTCATATTAAATCATTGGACGGTGTATTAGACGCCGCAATCCCTGAAGCCGACTGGGAATCCTTGCTGGCACTATGGCCTTCTTGTCCTAACAAGAATGTTGGTCAGGTGCAAAGGTATTTCAAGGACTCTAAGGTCAGGGATGTCCTACGAAATTCAGCGATAATTTTTAGAGCACTGAATGAGTATTACGGGGACAGTCCAGTGATTCAAACATTTCCATGTAGATATGTCGTAGATGTCATTGACGAAAATTATCAAATGGATGAAGGCAAAGATCATGGACAGGATATTCTTCCTGCACCTATTACTTCCTCGCCCGCCATGACGGTCAATGGCTCTAAAGCATCAGACAAATACACCATCAGTGAACGAGTCGATAAAGTGAGGAACGATGTCGAACCCCCGTTAGTTTACTACGAGTACGCACATGAATTTATAACCCAATTGGTAGGTGATAAACGCGGCCATCCGATACCATTCTCAGAGGTGATTGAAAACCAGAACCGACCAGTACAAATGCAGAGGATTAATCAGTACATTTATCCAAAATCCTCACATAATGTCGAAGTCGGTGCTTTCCAGAAAATGGAAACCATCCCTCTTAAGATCGGACCTGCTCGAAATATAAGCGCTGTGAATATTGAACATAACCTCGCGCTTTCGAGTTTCACTTACCCGTTCAAGCTCGCTGTATTGAGAGACTTGGATTGGTATTCACCATGCAAGCCACCACTGGAGCTATCTGAATCTGTTCATCAGTATGCTCTTCGCCATACAGCCCTATTATCTTCAGACTTTTCTAAGTTTGATGGAACAATTTCGAGGTGGTTACGCTCCAATGTTGAGCGTGCAGCCTACGAATTGTTCTTCGAGGGTTGGGCTGAGTTGGTCAGCAAAATATGCATGGCAGAATGTGAAGCAACCGCTAAGACGAGATACGGTGTGAAATATCAACCTAAGAATTCTCGTTTAAGTGGATCACCGCTCACCACCGATGGGAACACCATGATAAATGCATTCGTAGCGTTTGCAGCACTTCGAAAAGTCGGGTGTTCACCAGCTGAAGCTTTTAAGGAGATTGGACCAAAAGCTGGTGATGACTCAATAGTGACCGCGAAGGTGAAGGATACTCTGATCCAAGTCTGTGAAGATTTAGGATTGGAAGTGAAGGTCGAGATAATTCGAAAGAATAATCCAGTTCCCTATTTGGGTAGATACTGGCTAGACCCATGGACCACCCTCACCAGTATGCAGGATTTGACCCGCACATTACCAAAGCTGAGCGCAGTAGGAAGTAGACAACACAAACCTTCTGACGCTTTAGCTAATAAGTGCAAGGGTTATTACGTCACTGATGCTTATACACCTGTGCTAGGATCCGTATTGCGACATTTGGCACGCAAACATGGATTCAAGCTAGATGCACCTCCTAAATTCGACCGGATAGTCGGGAATGATCGCGAATTAATTCGAAAATTTCAAGACGGACCTTTCCCGAATGACCCTGGTGACAATCCCGAGTTGGTTTTTCTTGCAGCGAAAATGCTGAACATAGAACCAAGGGATTTGTTACAGATCGAATGGGATCTCGACAATGACACAGTCACTTTTCCTATTTTAACAACTGATGTCAAAATCGCAGAAACCCTTTCAGCTAGTGTGAACGGTTGGATAGTGGCACCGCCAAAAAGGCAAAATACGACTAAACGTGCAAATGAATGCAAACAAAAACGGCAAGGGCCAAAACGGCCAGCCAAAGAATGGAAACGGCGGCCAAAACGGCCGGCCATCGCGGCGACGCCGCAACAATAAAACTAACGGGACACTCAAGGCCTTGGGGTACCAAGGTGGCGCAATGCCTCTCTCGTATGCAATGGCAAATGTTCGCCCCGTACAAAATCAGAAATGTCGTCATTCAGGCTCGGATTTTATTACACCGGTTGTTATTAAATCTGATATATCCTTGCCTAGTTCTAGAATATTGGCG